CCTGTTCTTATATACGATACGTTCCTTGTATTTGTTCACGAATACGGTATCATTCTTTGAAAACACGCTCATATACACGCTGTCGTGTGCGAACTGCTGCACGGTGTCGTGCTGGACCTGCGTAACATAGCGCACAAGGGTGTCGCTGCTGCTCTCGATGTTGTGGCGGAGCATCCCGCATCCATGCACGGAAAGTGCGGCGATGGTCATTGCCATCGCCGCAGCAAAACCTGACATCCTCATTTTTCCAGCCATCTTTCCGCCTCCCATTCCCTTCTTTTGACCAATCCCTGCCTGATTATACCCCCGGACTTGTTCCATTTGAGGAACTGTTCCCTGATATCTGGATATGGAGCATTGGAGCGTATCTTTTTCATCAGCGTGGATCCGAGAAGGTTCCCGATCCCGCAGTTGAACGCAAAATCCACCAATGCGTCGAACTTCCCCTGCGTGTCCGCCTCCGGTATCCTGTTGATCTCGGCCTCATACACCCTTATGTCTTTTTTGAAGAGTGCTTCCGCCTGCGATTCGGTTATCGACATGCCCATCTTCACGCCCAACGTATGTCCGACCCCTATTGTCGGAATTCCGGCGCAGTCCCTGTAAGCCTTGAGCCTGAACCCCTCGAACTCCTTCATCTTGTCCCTAAGTTTGTCGCTTGCTTCCATTTCGTCTTTTCTTTAATTGTCTTTCTTCCAAATACCCGTTATACTGTCCACGCCGAGCAAGGCCGCGCAGGCATATGTGAAGTCCACTACGAAAGTGGGTGCCTCTATACGCTTGAACGTGCAGTAGAGCAGCACGAAAATCGCAACTGCGAACCCTACCACCCCGCAAACCCTCTTTGAGGATATGCTGCCCTTCGATGCCGAAAGTATCGAAGCTATTATTTCCTTTATCGTCATTTTCTAAAATACGTTTAAGGCTTTTCGATGAACTGCCTTATCTCGTCCTGCGTATATGGCGAACTGTCCTTGCAGTCCTTCATCTTGTGGCATCCGTTCGCAAGGAGTTTCGTGACAATACCCTGCAATTTCAATATCTCCTGCTTGTTCTTATTGAGAAGTCTTTCCTGGTCCTCTATCTTGCTGTTCAATATAGATATTTTCTCGTCCTGCATCTTCCGTTCGCTCTCGTAGGACTGCGTCTGTTTCTCCTGTATCTTTCCAAGCAGGTCCACCTGCTTCTCCAACCTGTCGATATCGGACACCTTCTTATTTATTAAGAATTGCACCACATTGCCCATTATGGATAATATCGCCACCGCTACCGCCGAAATCATTGCATACATTTCATACCTCCTATTCTATTACATCCGTTTTGCTATCTAATGACATCTTATCTTCCGTACTCTTAATATCCTCATCCGCAGATGCCGATACGTCGGCTTCGGTATTTGAACCGGTAGCATTAATTTTATCTGCCGTGTTTTTTGTTTCGTTTCCTATCCTGTCCATCTCGTCAGGTGCCGCGTGTGGCGAATTTTCGACAACCGATCTTTTTGATAGCCATTTCGACTCGTAACTAAGATTGTTTATTAGAGAAGATTTGCTTTCCGGTGTCCATACGTCGAGTGTCGCCCTTATCTTCATTTCACTGTATTTGGCCGATTCTTTGGATTCGAGGCCTAGCATCTCCCCGAAGAGCATCGCCATGTCGTTGGTGAAGTCCGACCAGTCGAGCACGCTCTGCGTCGCAAGCGCAAGGTCGTTCTTCATCGCAAGTTGCACAGCATTTCCGCCTATGTCCCCGCCTATCTTAAGGGAATCGGGAGTTATGAACGTGACGCTGCAGGCTATCTGGAGCTGTTTGACCAAGTATTCGAGATATTCTATCATCTTTTGAGGCTCAGGGAAAGTGAGCGTCTTGGCATCCTGCTTCCCATTGCCCGAATCCGCGGAAAGATTAATTATAAGTGTGGACGAATCCTTCTTGAACGAGTTCGCGTCCATCTCCCCTATGAGCACGAGCCCGAAAGTGCCGAACCTCTTTAATGCCACGGCGTTGATGTTGAGCATCAATTCTATCATCTCTATGATGCTTTCGCCGTATTCCCACGCTACCCTTCCCCTTTTATAAAGGAGCGGGCATATGGAGTACCCGTGTTTGGAAGTCGTAATGGTGGGTTTGCCGGCATCGTCCGTTACTCCGAAGTTTATGTTATAATGGTTGGTGTTGTCGTACGTGTCGAGAATAGAATTTCCCTCCTCGTCCTTATGGTAGAGGGTGCAGGCTATCTTTTCGCCGTATTCGTCATAGTTGGGTATGACGATGTAGCCGTCGTCATAGGAGTAAGTCCTGACATGTCCCTTCGATGTCTTGCTGTCGAACGAGAAGAGCATCCCTACATCCCCGACTTTCTTCAACTTGGATATGGCATCGTACTTCACCTTCTCCATATTCCGCCAAGCCCATTCCTGCTTATATTCGGAGAACTTGGCGTTAATCGCCTCGTCCACCACCTGATTGCAAAGCACGAACTTCATAGGATTGGTTGCCAGATGGAGCACGTGTGCGGCGTGGATGTTCTTTTGGAAAGCCTCCGTCAGCGTCAGTTCGTCTATCGATATGGTACGCCCACCTATCTTGACTGATATGTGCGGTATCGACTGGTTGAATTTTATCCTGTGCATCGACGGGTCGTATTCCTGAAGATACGTGTCCTGCGTTATCTCGTCCATCCGCAATTCCCCAAACGAAGCCCTGTTCCTGTCCGTAAGCGATATGTTTTTCGCCACCGTAGGATTGGTCAGCTCGCCGCCCCTCGTAAACGGCTTTTTCCTTAGGAGTTCCTCCGGATTTTCGAGAAACCCATTGATGTCCCTTATTACTGTCATATAGTATTTAGTATATTTAATATTTTGTCGCTGTTTATCCTTATCCTCTCATTCCTTGCATTGTTATCCTCCTTTTCCTTAATGTCGTCCTCAGGGCCCGACCTCAAGGCATCAAGTATGCTTCCCGCGGTCAATCTCGGCCTTTCCCTGCCGGTCGTCCTCGCTATCTCCTCGTAACATATCGAATAGGATGTCCCGCATCTCATCACGATGTTGTCCATTATGTCCGGGGAAAATCCCTTAAGGTGCAGATGCTGCTGCTCCTTCGGAGTCACCCTTATCTTGCCCGTGGGTGTCTTGTCAAAGACGAACCCTTTGGATTCGAACGTCATCTGCTTGCAGAGCGTCGTCGCACCCTCCCTTTTCAGTCTCTGATGGGTATACCTCATATTCTTAAGACTCGGAGAAAACGTCACCATCCCGCATTTTATCATCTCCACGGCAAGGTAGGCCGCCTCGTCCTTGAAACGTTCGAATGCCATCCTGCCTTTGCCTGTGCTGGAAACGGCCCCGCTGAACGCATATCCCCCCGACAACGAGTAGGTATCACCGCCATACCCTCCGCTCTTTTTATTTAAATTGAACACGTCGGTTATCGCACTGTCGCCCTGAACGTCTATTATTAGGTCCGAGTCCGTGCATCCGTGCTTGTTCATAAACCTTATTATGAGATCTACGGCTTCGGCGAAACTGTTCTTCTCGCTGAAAACCACGTCGTCGCAGTGGAATCCCATCCAGTGCATCATCACCAGGTTGTCAAGTCCGCCGAAAGCCATATCCACCGTTATCTTCTCGGTATTCCTCGGATTGTAATCCTGTTCCCTGAACATGGCTTCTATCTCCTCCGGCCTGAGGCTTCCTGAAAAAAGTTCCGTTTCCTCCTCGTCCTCCCCGTCGTCTATCGAATAATTCCAATTGCAGAAATGAGAGGACATCGCAGTTGCGCTGTTGGCCGTGAACCCCCTGTACTTGCGGTTCTTCTTAAGCATCTCCTTGTTGTCCCTCGTGTCAAAGGTGAAGAAGGCCATCGAGAGTATGAAGTCCCCGAAAGTAAGGTCGGGGTCGTGTCTTAGAAGTTCGTCTATCTGCACTTTGCATTTGGAATAGACTTCTTCCTTCGTCTTACCGAAATACGTCTCGTCTATCTTTCCGTTATGCATAAAGAAATACATCACCGTGCCATTCCGTTCCTTTATCGGGGTGCCGTCCTCCGCTATCCACCCTCCGCCGTGCTTGCCGTTTCCGCACAAAGTCCTCAACGGGCAGTTCCTCTCTGGATTCTGCGCGAGTAATATCTGTGCGTTGCCATCGCTGTCCGAACGGAGCCTCGTCATAAAAGTCGTTATGGTATCCCATTCGAACTTGTTGCACTCGTCGAATATAAGCTTTTTCGTCTGTACGCCCTTGGCTATCTTGTCTATGACTGAACGGCTCTCGTTGTCGAGTTGTTGGAACTTTATCTCGCTGTTATTGTAGAACTTCACGCCCATATCCACCTGGTTCCTTATTATCTCCCCTACGGGGTCGTGCGGCTGTATCTTGGTGCTTCTATCTATAAGCGGGTATAGCTGCTTCAGCGTGTCGGAAACCTTTCCGGCACCCCAGAAATCCCCGATATTCCTCATAAAGCACATTATCTTCGATCCGGAGTTGTTTAGCAGGTAGTCTATGGGTTCATAATAGAGGGCGAACGTCTTCCCGGAGCCGACAGGACCTGTCAATACTACGAAGTCCGCTCCGCTCCTGACCGCGTCATACTGATTCCCCGTTATCGGAGATATTATCACATCCTTGTTTATCCTTTCCTTTTTCGCCATTACCTAAAGATAGAAATCTCTTGAAGCAAAGGTATTACCTATCTTATTCTACACGCTACCATATCCACAACAATTTACAGGCAACCGGGATTACCACTTATGTATGTTGAACATCTTTATTATATCAAGCCGAATATATGTTTATTTTTGCCGAGACAAAAAAACTATATAAGAAATATATGGCAATAAGCAAAGATGAGGTTTTACAGAAAGTAAACGACTACTGTACCGAAAAGCAGTACACGCTGGACGAATCGTTCAGGGACAAGTTTTCAGAGAAGTTCGCCTCCGCGAACAACGGAGATTCGCTTTCAATCGACGACGAAGGCATCGGGAGTTCCATAAGATTCAATCTGGACACGGCGTTTTCCGCCGCATCGAAGGGAATCGAAAAGGAATCCGTCAAATGGAAGAAGAAAGAAGGCGAATACAAGGAAAAGATAGCGAATTTCGAGAAGCCTGACCCGAATAAGAAAACCCAAGAGGGAAGCCCGGAGACAACGGAAATACCCAAGGAAATACAGGACGAACTTACAGCGCTGAAAGAGTTCCGAGAGAGCCAGCAGAAGCGGGACAAACGTGGCAGGATATTGGCCATCGCCAAGAAGAGCGTACGCGAAGACCTGCATCGGGATCTTGAGAAGGTTTTTGACTATATGGATGTCGACTACGCAAAAGAGGACGGCGATATAGCCAAGACGCTTTCGGAGAGATTCATGGACCTCTTCAAGGACAAAATCGGGGACATAAGGCCCAAATCCCCGGAGAGTTCAAGTAAGAAATACGAGGAACTCACGAAGGGCATGCAGAAGGTAAAAATTTAAAAGACAGCACTTATGGTATCTAATCTTTCCACATATTTCAGCTCCACCGCCAAGATAAGAGGCGGCGAGGCCGTGTGGGTAAAGGACGGCAACGGCGAAAGACGTTGCAGCGTTCCGCTGGGATGCACGATTGCCAATCCTCCTAAGGGATTCGGGCATATCTGGGCAGCACAGCTATTCCAATTCAATCTGGGCGAATCGGGCTATCTGTTCCGTTCGTTCTCAGTAAAGGCAAATGTCGGTTCCGCCGACAGGACAATATACATCAAGGCCGACGGCTATTCCGACAATCCGGAAGTGGGTATGGCTTTGATGAAGGCACCGAAATCGCTAAAGGTCACAAATTATGCGACTTCAAGCACATCGGGGACCAAGCAGACAGTGAGACTTACCGTAACAGCCGGTTGCACCGGCAACGGAAGCGTTATTGTTTCCCTTGACGGCGCAAACAAGAAAGTGGCCGTTACGACTGAGGCTTCCACTGCGGCAGCCGTTGCCGCTCTCATTGGTGCGGCTACATATTCGGGGTACCACGTGGAATACACGGCGGAAAACGCCTATGTGGATTTCACCGCCACCGCATTCGGAGACAAGGCTTCTCCATCGTTCGACGGAGCAGCTACAGGTGTGGAAGCAACCGTAGCAGAGACCGTAGAGGGTTCATTCGCAGTAATCGCTTCGGAATCCGACTATACGGGACAATCCGCAATCGTCACTGCGGTAACTTACGAAGAGGCTAACTCTAGGTTCGTCGTCACAGTCGACACGGCATTGGGGGCATTGTCCGCAAACGACATACTCGTGGAGGCCGAGGGTACGGAAGCCAGCGCATCAGCATCGGTACTCGTACCTAATCCTAATTCGTTCATCGAAGCCGACGAGGATTTGCTTCCGTCCGACGGTTCTCTTGGAATTGAAAACGTGAGCCATTCGTATTCGCCGGTATATGACAAGAAAGCGTTCGTGCAGAGGATGCAGCCGCTTCCGGAATACGTGCTTGCGAAGAACAAGTCTCTGATAGACGGAATTTTTTGGATTTAAAAACGGAGGAAAAGAATTATGCCAAACGCAAACAAATACCAGTTCAATGCCGACGAGGCGTTGGAAAACATATACAGGATGGGTCTCTTCAAGGATGGATCCAACGGATTCATACAGACGCTCATAAATGAACAACTAGAGATAGCATCCAACAGCTTCTTCTGGCAGGAACTCTTCACAGTGGAGGGGCAGGAATACCCTGCGAACCTCGGCAAGCTTAAAGAACCTGCTACTTGGGCTGTAAGATCGAGGAATCCGCGTCTCGTCCCAATGGCGGATGCGATGAATCCTTTGAGTGACGTAGCCCAGCTCGACAGCGAGGGATTCGAGGCCAAGACCGGATTGATATTCCAATACGGCAAGGGACTCTATGACACTTCGATGAGCAAAATAGAATTGCAGAACAGGCTCAAGGAACTGAGCATCATGGACCAGAATCTGCTTATGGGTTATGTAAAGGGTGTGGGAGACCTTACCAAATCCTTGAACTACAGACTATCCAATATGGCCGCACAGGTTCTGTCGAAAGGCGGAGCATACGGTAACTCGACAACCAAGGGAATGTCAGGAGTGATAGTGTCGCAACCAAGTTATATTCCTGCCGACAATTTCGTGAAGGCCGGAACTAAGGTATGGAACGACAGTTCCTGCGACATCCCTACCCAGATGCAGGAGATAGAGTACGACTTCAAGATCGCCAACAGCCTTCCTGAGGATACCCCGTTCGAATGGGATCTTCCATACGACATGGTAATAAATGTCATCCTCAAGAATGCCAAGTTCCTTGAGCAGGTGAACCTTTTTATAAGGTCTTCGGATTCACAGAACGGAGGTGTCGTCGTAATAAAATCCGACGGCACGTCAGCAATCGACCAGTCCATCGTGACTATCGACCAGCTTGTCCAATATTCCAGATGGAGCATGAGCAAGATTTCCCCAATTCGTGTAATGAGGGAAAGCCAGACAGTTCAGGGCATCTCCAGCACATCGACCGCCAAGGGATGGTCGGATGGCGTAGCGGTGCTTCATCCGCTTGGCAATGCCGGCGTGATAGTACACGCACTTCCGCCTGACGTGGAGATGAACGAGAGCGGCGAACTCAACGACAGCGTTGCGGTAAGTATGGCTCAGGTTCAGAACTTCCTATACTTGATAAATAAGACCGTGCCAAACGGTTCTTACAAGGCATACCACACCGACCTGATAGGGTGTTTCGCTCCGGTTCTCACCGACGTCCCTTACCACGTAGTCGTGGACACCACAACGGCATTATAGTATAGGAGGATATTGGAATGGCTATGACAGTACTTGAATGGATGAAGGCTTTCGGGCGTTACAATTTCGAATCGGCCACATTGACGAGAATTGCCTTGGATAGGGGAATTGCGGATACGTCAGTAGACATATCTACGCTCTCCGTCAAGGACAAGGAACTCGTCGAGGCCGATATGATATTCGAGGCCACGATGTTTTCCCCTTCGAGCACTGCCTCTTTGTCAATCTCGCACAACGGTTTCAAAAAGGCGTTGGGAAGCGAATCCGACGCATATAGGAATCAGAAGATAATGATGGCGAGGGAGATATATAGGAAATACGAAGACGAAAGGTGCTCTATTCTTGAGAACATACAGCCGAGGATACGTGCGATAAATATGGAGGACTTGATATGAATACCGAGGAATTTCCATTCATAGGTACGATATCAAGAACTTCGCTCCTTGAAACCGGCGATGTTGTCGAATCTATCATATATGACGGAGTTATGGATGCAACGATATCGGCCGGAATATCCGGCGATGTGGCTCAGACTTCCGACTATGTGATTTCGATACCGATGGAGCTGAACGGTTCGGCGAATCCGGCACTTCCAAAGAAGAACGATACGGTCAGGGTTTCGATGTACGGCGATGCCGTCGTCCTAAAGGTGACGAATGCGATGCCTTCCATTCTCGACTGCGTGACCATATATGCCACAAGGGGGACTTGGAAATGAAAGGGACTTTCTCCATAGACGTTTCCTCATTGTCGGAGGTAAGGAAGAGGATGCTTTCCGCATTTTCGGAAAAGCAGACACGAAAACTCGTGGAGTATGCGCCTCTTATACTCAAGGACGCATATAACAGGAGGTCTTTCTCCAATAAGACGTGGAATCTTGCGGACAGTTATGTCTGGGTAGTCTATTACAAAGGAGAAGTGAGGGGAAGCGGCTATTTGTGGAACGGAAGGACTGCGTCAACGGATTCCTACCTTCACGAATATTCTGAGAGGGTTCCGGTCAACGGGAGAAGGCTCGCCGAGGAGTTCATCTCATCGTACGTGTCGACATTCCAAGGCGGATGGGAGATGGTATGGGCTGCGGTTGCTCCGTATGCGAGGATTCTCCAGAAAGGCTGGGAATCGAACGGAAGGATGCATCAGTTCGACGTGGTATCGTCCATTGTGGACGAGACAAGGAAGGATTTAGGGACGAGGATTCAGGTAAGTGCAAATTTTTAAGCTATGGAGGACGTTTCAAGAAAAGACATATATTCGTTCATTGCCGGACTTCTTTCGCCGCTTGGAACCCACATTTACAGGGTGGGCATCCCGGAGACTCTCGGTGAGGACGACATATCGGACGGATTCACCGTATTGAAGCTCGGCGACATATACGACCATTCGGAAGTGCCTCTAACGACATACTGCACCGCAAGGATGACGGTATGCTGCTACGTCCCATCCGTGAGCACTTCGGATATCGGGGGAATAATGAATACCTCGAAGTTCGACGCAATCCAGAAACAGGTCGATTCCATAATAATGGCGGAGACCGTCAAGACTGGACAGAAATACGGGATAGGTACGGATGACGTGCTCTCTTTGGACGACTTTTATTCCAATGGGACGAACTCCTTCTACTTATACGTAAAATCATTCATTATTACAGTTTCGGAATAAGAAAAATTAAATTTATAATCAATTATGCCAGCAACAGAAAAAACAACAGCTAAGATTATCACATTGGGCTACCGCCCTGTGGGATCGCTTTCTACTGTGGAATACACTCCTGTAAAAATGCTCAAGGGTGTGACCATCAGTATGGACAGTTGGGATGAGATAACAGTGGCCGACGAGGCTTCCGACACTCCCCATCTCATCTATTACAACGGCAAACCTCTCAAGGTGTCGTTCGAACTCCCGAAATACAAACTTTCGGATTTAGTACCAATTTTCGGCGGGACATACACGGCAGCCGCGGCTGCCATAGAGGAGAGTTACGAGGCTTCCATCGAAGCGCATACGACCGAACTTGAATGGCAGGTAGGGTTCACATACGGCAACAGATACCTTGTCATAAGCAGGGGACTCACTATGGGGACACCGAAGAAGGATGCCGACGGAGCTTTGAACTACTCGGTTACCATCACCGCATTGACATACGACGACGGCACTGCTAAACACACCTATAAAATCATAGGCGACGCAGCAACCGCATAGGTTTGAATCCGGGCGTATCCCGGAACCGATGAAGGGGTGGTAGT